ATGGAAATGTTAAATGAGAACAGCAATACTAGATGCACTTGAGGCCAGATACGAGGCACAAGTTGCAGAAGCACACGCAACAATAAAGATCTATTTAGAAAATTCAGTTGGTATTGGAGAACATCCACAACATATTGACGAGGTAGATAAACAATTACAAAGAATCGCTGATGCTGATGAAAAATTAAAAGCATTAGAAGATTTTAGATTAGAAAGGACAGAGTTATAATGGAAGATGGATTAACAATCGTAGCAAAAATGCAAAAACTAATAAGAGACAACTTACAAAAAGTTGGCGACATTCTAATAAGTGGTGGTGTTGACAATATGGAAAAATACCAGTATATGTTAGGACAAGCAAGAACATATCAACTAATGTTACAGGAAATCTCTAACCTGCTAGACAATAAGGAGCAAAAAGATGAGCAAGGAACCGTTATCGACCTCAACACAAGAGGTCCCAAAACTTAAGACAGCTTTATTAGATAAAATAGTAGCTGAAAAAAAACCAGAAAAAGATTTATCAAAAACAGAAGATAGTAAGTTACCACAACCGACAGGTTGGAGACTTTTAGTTTTACCTTTTAAAATGAAAGAGAAAACTAAAGGTGGTTTATTATTAGGACAGGAAACTTTAGAGCGACAACAAGTCGGAGCTAATTGTGGAATGGTTTTAAAAGCAGGACCACACTGTTATGATAAAGAAAGATATCCTGAAGGACCTTGGTGTAAAAAAGGTGATTGGGTAATTTTTGCAAGATACGCTGGATCAAGAATACAGATAGATGGTGGAGAAGTTAGATTATTAAATGATGATGAGATTCTAGCAACCATTGAAAACCCTGAAGACATATTTCATCAATATTAAAACATAGAAGGAGTAAACTATGCCAGAAGAAGAAAAGAAAAACGAACCCATGGTTGACATTGATACTTCCGGACCGGAAGTAGAAGTTAATCTTGAAGAAGAAACAAAACAAGAAGAACCAAAGGAAACGATAAAAGTTGAAGAACCTAAACAAGAAATAGAAATTATAGAAGAAACAAAGAAACCAGAAGTTAAAGAAGAAACAGAAGACAAGAAAAATGAACTAGAAGAATATAGTGATGGAGTGCAAAAAAGAATTGCAAAGTTAACTAAGAAATGGCGTGAAGCAGAACGTCAAAAAGAGGCTGCTGTAGAGTGGGCTCAAAAAGTTAAAGTTGAACAAGAAAGTTTGCAGTCTAGATTAAAAACTATAGAACCTAACTATGTAAATGCAATGGAAGGTAGAGTCGTGTCTGGATTACAGGCTGCTCAATCTAAATTAGCTGCTGCAAGAGAAGCAGGAGATATTGCTGCTGAAGTTGAAGCATCAAAAATGATTGCAAAATTAGGTGTAGAAGAAGCAAGAGTTGCTAATCTAAAGAAACAAGCAGAAAGAGTTACAACTCCTGTTGAAACTCCAACTTTAGATCAAGCAATGGCTCCAAGATCATCTACGCCAGCAGATCCTAAAGCCGAAGAATGGGCAGAGAAAAACTCATGGTTTGGGTCAGATAATGCAATGACTTACACTGCATTTGATTTACATAAAAAACTAACCGAGGAAGAAGGGTTTGATGCTCAATCTGATGACTATTATAAAGAAATAGATAGACGTATGAGACTTGACTTTCCGCATAAATTTGGTAATACTGAATCAACGGTAACGACTAAGCCTACACAAACAGTAGCTTCAGCAAAGCGAAGTGTGAATTCTAAGTCGCAGAAAACAGTGAGACTCACGCCGTCTCAAGTAACAATTGCTAAAAAATTAGGTGTGCCACTAGAACTTTATGCGAAACAATTAAATATCACGAAGGAGAGATAAGCATATGACAAATGAAAAAAAAATAGACTCCCGTGCGAGCCAAACAAAAGTTAAAGAACAGAAAAAAGTTTGGACTCCACCATCATCTTTAGATGCCCCACCCGCACCAGATGGTTTTAAACATAGGTGGATAAGAGCAGAGTCGATGGGTTTTGATGATTCATCAAACATGTCGGCAAAGTTAAGATCAGGATTTGAATTAGTTAGATCTGATGAATATTCTGAGATAGATTATCCAACTGTTAATGACGGGAAATATAAAGGGGTTATCGGAGTTGGCGGCCTTTTGCTGGCAAGGATACCTAACGAAATTGTTGAAGCGCGCAAAGAATATTTTGAACAACAAACTCAAGACCGAAACGACGCGATTGAAAACGATTTAATGAAGGAACAGCATCCAAGTATGCCGATCAATAATGATCGACAGACTCGTGTAACCTTCGGTGGTACGAAGAAGAGTTAATTTTTTAACAATTCTTACCAACGGATAAATTAAATCGTACTGGAGGCCTTTCGAGGCAGGTACAAAAGGAGATAATAATATGGCAAATAAAGATGCAGCTTTTGGTTTTAAACCGACAAGACACTTGTCTGGTGGACTAATCAGAGCAGAAGAGTATGCAATTGCTAACAACGCGTCAGCGTCCATTTTTACTGGACAAGTCGTTGAAGCAGTAGCAGGCGGTGGTATCGAAGCAGCAGCAGCTGGAGACACACAACAATTAGGTGTTTTCGGTGGTGTGTTTTATACTGACCCCACAACAAGTAAGCCTACGTTTAAAGCTTCGTACACACAAGTCGCAGCAGCGGATATAGTAGCTACAGTTCATGTAGATCCTAATATCGTGTATGAAGTACAGCATGATGGCACTGGAACAGCAGCGATGAATAATTCAGCTTTTGATTTTACAGGAGTAGCAGGTTCTGCTATTACTGGTCAATCAACTTCTGAGTTAGACACGTCTACTTCAGGTACATCAGGCGGTTTTAAACAAATCGGTATATCAAAAGACCCGGACAATAGTGATACAGGATCAGCAAATGCAAATGCATATGTTGTGTTCAACACTGGCGAACATGTCTTTAAATTAACAACAGGCGTATAATTTTAGAATAGGAGATAAATTATGGCAATATCACGATCACAACTCGTAAAAGAGTTAGAGCCAGGATTGAATGCACTATTCGGCCTGGAATACAAAAACTATGCAGATGAGCATGCAGAAATTTTCGACGTAGAAAATTCTGACAGAGCTTTTGAAGAAGAAGTAATGTTATCTGGTTTCGCGAATGCTTCAGTTAAACCTGAAGGTTCAAGCGTAAACTACGATACAGCACAGGAATCTTTCACTGCTAGATACACACACGAAACGCTTGCTTTAGCGTTCTCAATCACTGAAGAAGCGATTGAAGATAACTTGTATGATAGACTTGCGTCTAGATACACAAAAGCATTAGCTAGATCTATGGCAAATGCTAAACAAGTTAAAGCAGCAAACGTACTGAACAATGCGTTCAGTTCGTCTTTCACAGGTGGAGATGGAGTAGAACTTTGTTCTGACGCTCACCCAATCGTTGCTGGAACGTTCAAAAATGAACTGTCAACTGCAGCTGACTTAAACGAAACTTCGTTAGAGCAAGCTCTTATTGACATCGCAGCTATGACTGATGAAAGAGGCCTAAAAATTGCGGCAAAAGGAGTTAAAATGATAATTCCTTCAGCGCTTCAATTTACTGCTGAAAGATTGATGAAATCTCAAGGTAGAACAGGCACTGCAGATAATGATATCAATGCAGTCGGTAGCATGGGAATGATCCCACAAGGTTATGTAGTAAACCACTACTTAACTGATACTGATGCATTTTTCATTAAGACTGATGTTCCTAATGGACTGAAAATGTTTGTTAGAGCACCTATCAAAACTGCAATGGAAGGCGACTTCGAAACTGGTAACGTTAGATACAAAGCTAGAGAGAGATATTCTTTTGGATTCTCAGACCCTAGAGGTATCTTTGGTTCTCCAGGAGCATAATCATAACATTTTTGTGGCCGGACATGTTTCGGCCACATTTAGTTAATAGAAAGAAAAAACGATGAAACAATTCACAGTCAACATTTGGGCATACGATCATTACGCAAAATTTAATGTTTATGCGGAAGATAATGCTATTTCTTTAGAAGAATCAATCCTTGACAAGTTGGGAGAAAAGAGTATAAACTGGGAATATCTCGGGAACAACTATAATAACGAGATTAATCGAATAACCTATGAGGAGGTTGTTAATGATACAAGACCTATACAAACAAAAAAGGTCCTTGGAGTTGAAGTGGCAACAGGAGCATCTGTCTAATGATAGATACACTCTTGAAATGGTCAGAATTGATGACAAAGTTAAACAAGTCATTACTGAGATCAAGCTTGAAGAAGCTCAAATTGCTCACAGGCAGAATAGCGTTGAAGGCGCTGCTCC